AGCTTATTGACGCTGCGGATTCAGGCGTCGTGCCTGAATGGTTTTCGATGGCTGAAAAGGAAGCAGTCTACAAGCTGATGCGATGAGCATTGCCAACATGACAAGGGCAGGTCTTTCGAGCCTGCGAACGCTTCTGGAATCGCCGACTTTTACCTGGAAGTCGCTGCCGGTCCCGTGTGTGCCTAACACGCTCGGCGTGGGATCAATCGTGGCTGACGGCGGCTACGACATGACGGTATCGCTGACGCTGTTCGTCGACCGCGAGGAGTTCCTGACCGCCGACTCGACGTTGGTTACCATGGACTCAGAACTATACACGATGGACAACGACCGTCCGACTCCGGTGACGGGCAAGACAATCGTCTATCAGGGATCCACCCGCAGAATCGTGAAGACCGCGTTTTCCCCTGACAACGTGTACATCATCCTGATGTGTGCTGATGCCAACGCGTGAGAGCCGAACTTACAATAGAGACGGAGAGGTTCAACGAGGTGATGAAGCGCTGGCTGGTGACGACCAGTCGCGAAATGTCCGTGGCTGTAAATGCGCGCATGGCATTTCTTTTGATGCGGATGTTTGTCCTGATTCCTCCGCATCGTGTGCAACAGAAGCGGGATGAGATTCGAGCCTATCTTAACCAGCCGATAGGCGATCGGCGCATGGACAAGAAGACGGGAAAGAAGGTGGGTCGGGCGCGAGAGCTTCGGCGCGTGCATCTCATCGCGCAGGCTCGCAGGGCAAAGATGCCGACTGAGGGAGAAGGGTCCAAAGGTCTTTACGGAGCCCGAATGGCCAAGGCTGCCGCCTCGCTTAGGCGCAAGTCTATCGGCTCAGTTGGCTACCTCAAATCGGGATTGATTGGGGCGATCAGAAAGTTTCAAGGGCACTTCACGCAGTTTGGCGGATCGTCTAAGAAGTCCAAAGGTAAGCAGATTTCCGGCAACGCCGCGTTTATGCGATTGGTGCGCGAATACGGCGGGCTTGAGGGAACCGGAAACGTGGCGAGACATAGGGGCGCAAAGTTTCAGGTTTGGACTGCCAAACCCGGATTTTCCGGGTCCAAAACCGAAGCGTGGATGAATTTGTCAATTGGCATCGCCGATGACCAATTGGAGCGCGTCAACACCATTTACACGGCTGCCGCTACACGCGCATTCAGGGACGAGCGAATCGAGATGGAGAAGCACCTTGCGGACAAGCTTGCGCAAGCTGCCGACGAGGCCATAACTGGCGCGTGATTGATCTGGCAGAAGAGTGGCGGAGAATACAGTGGGTGCCTGACCGTAGGCCCATCTCAGACTGGGCGGCGGACAATGTGACGTTGCCTCCAACGCTGACGTTTTCTGGTAAGTTTGATCCATCGATCTCGCGTCACTTCATCGCACCGTTGGACTCGCTCAAATCCGACCGTGTGCGAGAGGTCAATATTCTGGCTCCTCCTCGGACCGGAAAGACTTTGATCGCGGACGTGTTTGCCCCGTGGGCAATTGCCCAGGACCCCGGTCCGTTGCTTTGGGTGTTCGCCGTGGATGATCAGGCCCGGTTGCACTGCGAAACGCGCCTGATGCCAATTCTGCACGCGTGCGAGGCCGTCCAGTCGCTGCTGCCCGAAAACCGGCACAAGGACCGGTCGACCGAGATCCAACTGGCCAATGGCTACCCGGTTCACGTAAAGGGTCCCGCATTCGGCAATCTGCAAGCGCGGGGCTATCGATACCTCATCGGCGACGAGCTTTGGCTTTGGCCACATGGACGACTGGGGCAGGCAAAGACGCGGCTTGGGGACTTCAGGCGCAATCAGTCCGACAAGTTCCTCGGCATCTCCCAAGGCGGAGAGACTGGCGGCGAATGGTGGCAGCAATACACGGCCGGGACCGTGCATGAGTGGGAAGTCCCATGTGACGCGTGCGGCGTCTATCAGCGACCTGTTTTTTCGGGCAAGCACGACGACGGCAGCCGCTACGGAATCGTGTTTGCAGCCGACAAAAGGGCAGACGGATCCTACGACATCGAGGGCGCCAAAGCGTCGACGCGTTACGTCTGCCAGTTCTGCGGGCACGAGCACAGGGAATGCAAGCAGACGCAAGGCCGATGGAATGCACTGGGTCGATACGCTCGTGTCGAGGGTGGGTCCTCGGAGTCGCATTCATACCACTGGAACGACGTGATCTGCGCCCAGTGGCGCGATCTTGTCGCTTTGTTTCTCGCTGCTCGAGTCCAATCCAAGCGTGGCAACTGGAAACCGCTTGTCGACTTCACCCAGAAGCAACTGGCGGAGTTCGCCAATGAACGAACGGTTGCCGAATCGGAAAACCCGTTGCAACGCGTCGAAATGTCGGCTTCGGAGGAATGGCCTGACGAGGCTTTCCGGTTCATGTCAGTCGACACGCAGCACGGCCATTTCCACGTCATGGCTCGCGCATGGGCTAAGACCGGGGAAAGCCGCCGATTGCATTGGGGGCAGGTTAAAACGCCAGAGGAGATTGAGGCGTTGAGAATCGCGATGAACATAAAGCCTCGATGCGTGATCATTGACGCGGCTTGGAATGCTCGCATGGTTTACACGTGGGCGGCAAATTACGATTGGGTCTGCATCCGTGGCGACGCTCGACGGGCGTGGAAGCATAAGGTTGCCGAGCCTGGTAAAGCGCCGACGTGGGTGGAGAAACCGTGGAGCCTGTCTTGGTGGGGCGACCCGGACTCCAATGGGCTGACCAGCAAAGGCAAAAAGGCTTTGGCTTTCTTCATCTCCAAACCATCGACCGCCGACCGTTTGCAGGCTTTGCGTGACTCTGGGCTATGGGTCGAGCCCAAGGTCGAGCCAATGACGAAGGCGGAACAGGACTACACGGATCAGCTAAACTCGATGATGAAGATCCGAAAGAAACCCGGAGAGCCGGAAACGTGGGAGCAAGTTGGATGTGAACCGCATGCTTGGGACGTGGCACGCATGCAAGTTTTCGCCGCAATGGCAAAGGGCGTCGCGTAGCGGTGTTGCGGTTACGGGTTAAGGTGTGGCGTTCAACCCGTTCGTCGGACTGACTGAGGCGGAGTTGCTGGCTGCTCGAAGGAGCATCCAGACTGAGATGCTGTCTGGATCGCAACTGCAGTCCTCGTCCGCTGGCGACGTTCAGGCGTCATCCATTATCCAGATGGGACCATTCCAGCGGTTTGTCTTGGTCCAAAAGGCACTGTTCGCCATCAACCCGGATTTGTATCCGCTTTCCCAGATTCCTCCGACTAGATCGGTGGCGGTCATGGGCGCTGCTGTCTAATGGCCACGCAACCCGTCAGACTCTTTGACCAGTTTGGGCGGCTAATGCCGACCCGGATCAGCACTGCCGCCATTGGCTCGCAGCAACGCAGGGCTCGCACTGGATTTGATCGCGACTCGGCCAACCTGTACAGCGGCACGGATCGCCTGTTGCTGATGTCAATGGGGCGCTGGCTTTACGCCAACAACTCCCTGGTGGCTGGATCCGTTGACGATCAGGCCGCAATTGTGTCTGGCGAACTCACGCCGCAATTTGCCGGGTCTGACTCCGAGTGGGGGATGCTGGCGGAACAATGGCTGGAGGATCACGACCGACTTTGCGACGTGCGCGGGGACCTGTACCCGATGCAGACACTGCAACGCCTATGGATGCTTCATATCATCCGCGACGGAGACGTAGGCGTTATCTTTACCGAGGGCGCTGGTGGATACCCTCTTTTGCAGACCATCCCGGCACATCGCATCCGGGACAATGGAGTTGGAACCGCTGGCTCCGACTCGCCTTGGGCAGGCTATCGAATCGTTGACGGAGTGATCGTCAATGACGTGGGGCGACCGCTCGCTTACCGGGTCTACGACGACGCCAGGACGACCTATCAGGACATCAGCGCCGTTGATATGAAGGTGCGCTTCCTGCCTCGGTACGCCGACCAGGTGCGTGGATTCTCGGCGCTTGGATGCGCCATGACGGACTTTCAAGACGTTGATGAAGTTCGGCGCTTTGAGTTGATCGCACAGAAACTCGCGGCTTCGATCGTCCTGGCTGAGACCAACGAAACCGGACTTCCTCCAGCGACTGCGGAAAGCCTGCTCGGCGAGGATTCGACCGAGACCAACCCAGACGCAAATCTTGCCATGCACTCAATGCGTGGAGGCGAGATCCAATACTTCCGCAGCGGGACCGGAGGCAAGCTGGAGGCGCTCAAGGCTGACCGACCCACTCCCGCGCAACAGCAGTTTGCGGATTCCATCATCCGTCAGGCCATGGCAGGGATGGGATGGTCAATCGACTACTTCCTGGATCCGTCTAAGGTTGGTGGCGCTGCGATGCGTGTTGTTGTTGAGCGCATCAATCGTCATGTCGGCATGATGCGCAACCAATGCCTGTTCCCGCTGGCCCGTTCGGTTGACTCGTGGCGCATCGCCAAGGCTATCAAGGAGGGGATGTTGCCTCCTTCGGATGATTGGTACCGGTGGCGCTACCAAGGCGCTGCCAACATCACGGCAGACGCCAAATACGCCGCGCAGGTTTCTGAGATCCGCATGGAACGCGGATTGTCTTCGCCGCAGATCGAGGCCGCGCAGATTGGCAACGACTGGGAGCATGTGATGGATCAGCAAATCGCTTTTGCCATTCGTTTCCGCGAAAAGTGCGCTGAGGCTGGCATTTCGACTGACGAAGTGAAGGCGATCAATACAAACTCTGGGACGGCTCAACCGCCAACCGATCAGACGCAGGAGGTAACACCGTGAGCCAACACAAGATTTTCGCGATTCGCCCAGAG